CAGTTATCTTCAAAACCGAGTTTTTTGAAACGGTTATGGATACATATAACCCAAAAGAATTATTGGAGATTACTGATATAACTTTAGAGTATTTGGACCCAACAGGAGTTGTTGTTGGTGGATTAAAAATGATTGTTAAGGGTATTAACTTTGAAAGAAAACATTCTTATTCTGGTGATGACTTGATGATAACAAAACTTAGAGTTATCATTGGTGAGACAGATTTATTATTAGAACCAATTAGTTATGGGCAACCAAAAGAATAAAAAACATCACAAAATTCTTAGTCGAATTTTAAACCCCGATTTAGGTGCCGATTGTGTCAGTGGCAATGAGGTTAAAAGGGTTTTGGAAACTGGTTTTGTGGCAAATGAAATTGTTTTTGCAGGGGTAGGAAAGACCGATACTGACCCAAAAATTTTAACGTACCTTAGCAGACACTGTCCAGTAGACCACCCGAGTCATTATGGTGGAGATTCGAATCCATATGAAACCATCAAGGTAATTGATGCTTGGGACTTAGGGTTTTCACTTGGCAACACCGTGAAGTATATTTCAAGAGCGGGTAAGAAAGACCCTACAAAAGAAATTGAAGATTTAAAAAAAGCGTTATTTTATTTAGAACATCACATTAAAACATTAGAAAAAAAGTAAAATATGAGGAATTTAGAAGATATTATAGGTACGATAATTAATGGTGATTGTATTGATGTTATGGCTGATATGCCAATCAATTCAATTGATTTAATTGTGACGAGTTGTCCTTACGGTGTGGGTATTAATTATGATGTTCATAATGATGACGTATATTTTGATGAATATCTAAAATTTACTAAACAATGGTTAACCGAAGCGTATTTGTTATTGAAAGACGATGGTAGAATTGCGTTAAATCTCCCCTACGAAATAAATAGACAAGATAAAGGTGGTAGAATTTTCTTTTGTTCTGAAGTCTATCAAGTTATGAAAAGAATTGGTTATAAGTTCTTCGGTATCGTTGACCTTGAGGAAGACAGTCCACATAGGAGTAAAACAACTGCGTGGGGCAGTTGGATGAGTCCGAGCTCGCCATATATTTATAACCCGAAAGAGTGTGTCATACTAGCCTACAAACATAAACATATTAAGACTGTTAAAGGTGAGCCACAATGGACAGGTGTTGTCACCGAAATTCCTCAAGAAGATGGTACGACTAAGAAAAAAGTTGTTTATGACGATATGGATAAGAAAGAGTTCATGGAATTAGTGTTTGGACAATGGAAATATTTTGCCGACACCAAATCTTTAACAAAGGCAACGTTCTCAATGGATATTCCCACAAGGGCGATTAAGATATTGTCTTATAAGAATGATATAGTTCTTGACCCATTCAACGGAAGTGGAACTTCATGTGTGGCTGCTGAGATATTGGATAGACGGTGGATTGGGATTGAATTAAGTCCTGATTATTGTGAAATATCTCGTAAACGAATACAAGCATTTGTTGATGAGAAGAAACAAACTAAATTAGTTTTTGAAGAAGGGGTTTAATTAACCCCTTTTTTTATTTCGGTATATTTATAGTTATGAAAATTTTAGTAACAGAGGAACAGTATTTTAAATTATTAATTGAACAACAAGTTGATATAGAATTCCCTGAGGATATTGAGGTAAGGTACACTAACTTTAATCCTGATACGAAAAACCAAAGGACGTTTGTTTATATTAATGGTGTTACTAAAGATGACGTTAATAAACTTAAAGAGTTAAAGGATACTAATGTTACAATTAAAGTTAAACTTATTAATATTCTAACGAATGAAACTTTTGAATTCCCGTTAGAGAAAGTTAAATTAACTAAATCTAGTAACGTTCCATATATTACTATTGATGAATACGATAAAATAAAGGGAGAACTTGAGACACATGAAATTAAGTTAGATGAAAACTTTTTAAAGAAAAAAGTATCAGGATTCCCTAAATTCATTACCGATACACTAACCAATCTTTATCCTAATAATTTAGGTAATAATAGTTTTATTGATGGTGTTGGGATATGTAATAGTGAGGTTGGGTTAATTAATATCGAAGGGACGAATGTACCAAACCAAACATGGTCAATTTTAAATTACTTTGACACCAATCCGATGGTTATTAAAAAATTAATTGAGTGGTATATGCACGGAGTATTTGATAATAGTCATATACCTGATGAAGTCACGATTAGTAAGTTTGAAGAATGGGTTACTACTAATAAGGAGAAATTATTTAAAGGAGGGGATAGATTAAAAGAACTGGTTGGTCTTAACATCAAATCGTATACGTCAGGAACCAAGACAGAAAATTTAACGATTCAGAAATTAATTGACACCCCATTTAATATAGACCCATCAAAAATCAAACAATTTTGTTCTGGGTCAAACCAAGATAGATATGATGGGAAAGATGTTGAAATAACAACACCGACAGGAATTAAATACGGTCAAATAAAACCCCTAACATGGAGTAAATTTAATGAGGAGACAAATGAGTATGTTGTGAATACATATCAAATGAAAAACTATAAAAGTAAGCCGTTAGACTATATCATATTCACCAATACAAAGAATATACTAATCTTCGATAACAAAAATTATAAAGTTGAGGATAATCATTTTGTAATATTTAAAAATCCGCCACTAACAAAGATAGTGTGAAGTTAAAAAAGAAGACATCTCTCTTCTTTTTTTGTTTCTATGATATTTATAAATAAAAACATTTCATATGAATAAATTATCTCTTACCGAATCGGAACTAAAAGAAACGATGGTTAAAATATATAAAGAAGAACAAATAAAACTTCTTGATGAAAAATGGAATAAATTATCTGGTTCGGATAGAGCATTTGTTTTAGAAATGTTAAAATCATTATATCCGGAAAAATCACATTTAATAAAAGAATCATGGTATAATACTGTTGGAGATATTGTCGGTATATTTGACCCTACAGGACTTGTAGATTTAGTAAACGGTATTAGTTATTGGAGACAAGGTGATAAATTATTTGCAATGTTATCTTGGATTTCTGTTATACCATATATGGGTGACCTTATCGCAAAACCTGTTGTAGGGGTGATTAAAGCTGGAGGAATTGTAGGTAAAGAATTTAAAACAGCTCTCGCGGCGGGAGACGTGGCTAAAGTGGCGTCAAGTGCAAAAAAATCAAGTGCGTTAAAAATGTTTGTACAAAAATCTCCTGAATGGGGTGGTAAATTATTAACGATGTTAAAAAACTTTATAGGTAGATTTCCTATAATAAGACGAATAATACCAATTGTGGAAGATTATATTAAATTATTTAAAGGAGCATCCGCAGAAATGAAAACTGTTGGAACCGCAGGAAAAGAAGCTGAGACTGTTTTTAAAGGGTTTAGGGATTTTAAAGGAGTTAAAAATAATTGGTTTAAATATATGAAATCTGATGTACCTCTTTGGGAGAAATTAAATGCTGGAAGTTTTAGAATATTTGGGGGAAATCCGGCCACAAGGTCTCTTATGAGAAGGAGTAAATGGTATTTAGGATTTTTAGATATAATTGGTGTTGCAAATGCTACAGGACCTGAAGAGGTTGAAAGTAAAGTTGACGATTTTGAGGCTAAACTTGACGAATATAACAGAAGTCCTGAAGGAAAACGAAATTATCAAGAAGATATGTCACAACAATCGTCTGAAACAACACCCCCCCCACCACCACCAACAAGTTCTACCGCTCAAACTTCAGGAGGAGGAGGAATGGACCCAGTATCGGCATTAATGTCATTATTTGGAGGTGGAGGAGGAGGAACCGGAAGTAAAGTTATTGGCGCTTTAATATAATATGAAAAAATTACTCAACGAAAGTGGGTTAAGAGATATTAATCAACTAGCTAAAAGATATCTTAAAGCGGAAATTTATTTCCACCAAGATTTAGATGGTGTTACTACCGCAATTGCGATGAAAAAATATCTTGAGGACAACGGGATTAAAGTCGTTGATGCCCATGTCATCCAATATGGGGATAAAGAATTTTCCGTTAAAAAGAATGACGCTCAGGGAGATACAATGCCAGTCCTTGTTGATTTTGCTCACGGTAAACCAATGTTTGTTATTCATACTGACCACCATGATAGACAAGCGGGAGCTGAGGACACAAAATCAGTATCATTTAGGCACTCAAGGTCCAATGTAGAGACAATCTCTCAAGTAGTATCACCAAGAGAAATATTCCCAAGTAGTGATATCTTATTAATTTCAACTGTAGACTCTGCAAACTTTGCGATGAATGATATTTCTGTTGACCAAGTTATTAATTACTTATTTAAGTTAGATAAAGATTCGTCTTTGGCCAAAAACAAAATGGCTTTAGGTTTGGTTGCAAATAAATTGTTATTGGCCTTTAAAAACAAACCAGGGTTCTTAGAAGAACTTGTATTAAAATGTTCACCATCTTTAATGAATATATTACAAAACATTAAAAGAATTATGGTTGAGAAGGGGTACGCAAAAATACCTGAATTACAAAAGAATAAAGAAACCTATATCAATCAAATGAAAACCAATCCCAATGTTAAAGTTGAGGGAAATATCATTGTTCAATACGGTGGTGGTAATATGATGAAGCCAGGTTCTTACGATAGATACACCCCATTTAAAAATAATCCTGAAGCGGACTTTATTGTTATTGCTTGGCCGTTAGGTTTAGTACAAGCATCTTGTAATCCTTATAAGAAAGAAAGAGAATTAAAGGGAGTTAACTTAGGAGAAATTGCCCAAGAAGTACTTTCAAAGTGGGAAGGTAGTTTAAAAGAAAAAGAAATCCCATTATCAACAATTAAGTGGATATCGGAAAGGTCAAAAGGTTTTGGACCTGAGTCTGTTGGTTTTACATTTAAAGACTTTGTTGCTTTATATGGTAACAAGTACAAAACAATGGACAACGGTAGGGAAACATTAACCCATATTGGGAAAATGATGGAAATACCATTCACAGAGTTACCTGAAGAACATAGATTAATGTTAGATAAGATAACAATTAATGCTTGGGATTTGATTCAGGCTAACAGTGGGGGTCATAAAGCAATAACTAATGTATCAGGTTTAAGTTATCTTGGAAGGTCAAAAAGACCACCAGCAGGAGCTTATAAATACGATTCTGAAAGTGAGGACTCACCGTATGTTAAGTTTACAAAAATGATTCAAAGTGAATTTGTAAGAGTTTTACAAAGTAAGATTAATAACGGATAACATCACCCATAATAATGAAATATATAATCACAGAAAATAAATTAAATAACGTTGCGTTAAGTTGGATGAATCAAAACTTTAGTTCAGACCAATTGGAAATTGTTAAATCTGAAGAATATCCAGATTCAATTTTTTTTAAAAAAAATGGAAAAGTTGTGATGGAACAGAATAAAAAAAACATGAATTTTTGGTTTGATTATGATAACATTTGGTCATTTTTTGAATCGTTTTTTGGTATGAAATACGAACAAATACAGGAAGTTCTGAACTACTGGTTGGAGGAGACTTTCAAATTAGAGGGTTATACACCAGAGGCAGGAGAACCATTGTTTAGTGGTGTGTTGGAGAAAACTCTCAAATTAGAGGGTTATACACCTTATATTTTACAACACACTCATCCGAAACTGTTGGAGGAAACCTATAACTTAATGGATAAATATTTAACATCTCAATTAGGTGACGCAAAATTAAGTAATTGGTTTCATAATGAAGAAGAATATACAAATAAGTATGGTAGTATGATTATTTTTTTAGATAAAGTTCATGAAGGTTATACCCAAATTGGTATTTCTGAAGATATTTATGATTCGTTCGGTTCTATGTTTTCATTAGATAATGATGATATCCAAAGACATTTACTTAAATGGTTTAAAGACCACATGGAAATTAATAACGCTGAAGAAATTGAAGTATTTCAATGAAATATATAATCACAGAAAATAAAATGTATAACACATTTTCATCATTCCTAAATTCATTAGGATTGTCAGATGTTATGTCACACGGTAATGGCATTGATGGTTGTTATTATCCTGTTGAGTGGTTTGAATATAACTATGATGAGGATGGGTACGAACCAGCCCCTTGTTTATTCCGATACTTTAAATCCGAATACGATTATAGTGAATGGCATGGAGTAAGTGATACTTATTCAAATCAAGATTATCCAATAATTGAATTGGATTGGGAGATGTACAAACAAATTGAAGATTTATTTGGTGAAAGAACCATTAATGAGTTTGGCCCTAAATTTTTTCAAGACATTGTCCATCAGGAAGTTAAAACTATAGTATCAGAATAATTACTTACTTATTTCGTATTCAACTTCACCTAATTTATCTGAAAGAATTTCATTATAACTTTGTTTATCAATATCTGGAGACCATCTATCGTCAACACTAAATGTAGGTTGGTCAATTTCTTGACCAATCATTTCACTAAACACACATCTTAAATCATCATCACATCTTTCCATATAATTATCGTACCATGAGTCATCTATATCGTTTAAATACTTTTCCATGTTAACAATTATAACAATCCCTTCATCGTCAAATTTGGTTACCTCACCCAATTCCTGAACCGCATCTTTTAACGTATCGTATAACATATTATGATAACTGTCTTGTTCGGCATTATTAATGGCGCTTGATATTGCACTTCTAAGGTCATGATTATCATCATACTCCTCAATCTTATCTTTCAAACTCATAGAATTAAACTCTTCCTCATCAAAATCAGGACTGTCTTTGGTCGCAAGTATCTTAACTAACTCGATAATCTTTTCCTCATTTTTTTTATCACAGTAGTAATCAATTCCACTCTTCCAATCCGCATCATAATTATCCCATAAATCCCAAGTATCACCCGCCAAGATAGTTTCAAACATTGTCGTCTTTTTAGTCTTACCTTCCTTAGTTTTCCATTGTTTAATAACCCAATCACCTGAAACAAATCTATCCAAATCATCAGGATTAATCTCCACCTTAACTTTATAATTAATTTCAGGTTTCTCAATAATACCCATATCCATCAGTTTTTTTTGTAATCTTCTTGATGAGAATAGGTCAGGTCTATTATGGTACAAATCGACTATAACATCATTTGGTAAATCATTTATCTTAAAATCTTGTTGGGACGCATATTCAGAACCAAACTCTTTAATTAGATAATCGTCATGTTCATCTTTAACATAGAATAATGGTAAAATATAGTTGTGATATTCCTCTTTTGGTTTTGAGTTTTTATGTCCTTTTAGTTGATATAATACATTATCTTTACCAATTGAAGCGGTTAAATGACTTTTATTTAAGGTATATTTATCACCAGGTAATTGTTTAACTTCTCTTAATGAAACTATTGTATTGTTACTCCCTGTTCTACCACAGTGACCCATTCTATTGCATTCCTCACTAGAGTTGTTTGTGTTTAAGTCAACCCAATAAAGCCCTTCACCATTTTTATTTCTGAAATCTAATATAATATCGTGGGTGTGTGGTTCAATGTAATTAATCTTACCTTGACCCATCTGTAATGAGTCGTGCCATTCTTTTGATTTTTGAAAAAGTTCTTTCCATGTTAAATCTTTGTACTGATTCATATTACCGTTAAGCCCGACTCTAATCCAATCCATGATAGATTGTATATCATATGAGGAACTAATAATTAAATTTCTACTATTAATTTTGTTAATTAACTCATCACCTTGATATGGTTTGTTATACAAAATAAGATGATTCTTATTTGACACGTCTTTAAACTTATTAAACATCCACACGGCAAGAGGACCACATTTTTCATCTAAAAAAGTGGCTTGTTCGACAGATAAACCTTCTTTGTCCGTAAGAATTTTTATTTTAGACGCCTCAGAAATAAGTTCATTATCGTATATTGAATTATAATTACGAAGTGTTTTAAGAATCTCCTCGTTTAAACTTTTTAAATCCATACTAATAAATATCAAGCAATAATATTAAATTATTCCTTACTTTTCAATTTCAGTTGTTAAGGTAGATATTCATTAAAACAACTTATATCGAATATAAAATAACCATATTGTCTTTGTGAACATCAACGTTAGGATATTTTTCCTTAAATCTTTTTAGGTTAAAGGGTCTTGTGATAATATGAATACCGTTCTTAGTTGGAATGAAATTCAACATAGGTTCTTTACCTGTCTCTGTTTGTAAGTCAACTAATAGTTCTCGAATCTCAATTTGTTTTTTGGAATGGTTGAATGTGTCAATACTAACGTCATCAATATCAACAATCCACTTCTTATCCTCATCACCATGGAACTCACCACTAACCGAACTAAAAGCGTTTTTAATCGCTTTATAAATCTCACTAATAATGTGTTCGGTAACTCTCTTTAACATTTGCATTGCAGTCTTCTTTGAACTACGTTTGTTAATACGGAAGTACGCTCTCGCGTTGTGAGTAATACATGTTTGGATTATCTCATCCTCCATCCTATTAAATTGGTCCATGGAATAAATAAAATAATCTCCAATGACTTTCATATCTTTACCCAAGTCAGGATTATCTTTCCTACGCTTTAAAATCTGTAGGAAGTAATATGTGTCAGAATTATCAAAGTCCAACATTTTTCTAACCAAATCAAAATTATTCTTCATAATACAAAGATATGGATTATATTTTAATTTTACAAGGTATTTATATATTATGGAAGGTTCTAAATTAGAAGAGTTAAGTGATAGAATATTGTCTCAATTTTTTATTCAATTAATAAAAATATATGACGGGAAAATTGAAAATAGTAAACATTACCCATTGGTTGAGGAGGATAGTTTTATTAACTCATGTGATACCGTGTCAAACATGTTTGGGGTCGCTCCTTGTGATTATATAGACCTTGATTATATTATAACAATAATTGAAATGAATCCTAACATTAATGAAGGGATAATTAACAAACGACCAAAGATAGGTTATTATAGTTATGAGATTGATGTTCACGAAAATGTTAGTCGAAGAGTTACTTATAGACATCAAAATGAATCATATAGTCCAAATACATTAATACAAATAGCAAGAAAAATGGAGTCCGAAGGTGATATAAGTGTTTATGATGGTGACCATG